ACACCTTTTGCCTTTTCTTGTTTGATTGACTGAACATTATGCGTAATGTTCATTAGTTTTTTCATAAGTGAAATAGACATTTTTACCTCCTGTTTATTTCAATACTGAATGCCCTCTTTGTTGAAGACATTGTTGTACGATCGGTTTATATGATGACTCCCACTTATCTGGTAGCCATAATAATTGAGGTCGCACATACCAATTATAACCAATTTTTGCACTTTCAATAATACTATTTGTATTATTTTTGGCGATAGATTTACAAGTTTCAAGATCGTCATTGTATCGGTATGCAACCTCTTTTCCATTATTTCCCCTGTGGTCGATTACTGGATTGTATGCGCATGACGTAATCAACAGCATAATCAAGAATAATTTTTTCATCTATTCTTACCCTTTCCTGTTTGCATAATGGATATTCTTGTTCACCATAATTAACATATAATCTGTAAATTAATGGCAGAAATGGTTTGAGATTATCTGGCATATATGAACTCCCTAAATTTATCTGCATCAAAGTTTGCGTTTGTATCTTTGAGATATTCAATAAATGTTGAAATGACTTGTGCCTTTGGATTTGGCATTTCATCAAAATTCATTTTATCAATCTCAATTAATATTTGAGCAAGATACTCAAAATGTCGTTTTTCAAATTTTGGCGTTTTCATTATTCCTCCGATTGTGTTTTCTAATGTTATTGCGTTTTTTTTTATTTCTTTTCATTTGGGCGACAGACATAAATTTCTTTCTTGCTTTTTTAAATCTTTTTACAGATATGCCTTCGCCCAATACACCAACTTCTGCCATTATAGAACCTCTTGTACCAATTGACAGTATTGATCGTCTGTTATGATTTTTTGTAATTTACCATTAAGATAATATGCATGGTAAATAACCTCTTTGTTATTTTCAATTTTTCTAAAATGTTTGACTTTATCAAACAAAGGTAAAACTGAAAATTTTGTACCGTCAATTGCAAAGGCACCATGACCTTCACAATCTGGGCATTCTTCAAACGGTTTGGTATATTTTTCATAAACTGAAATAATACCTGTACCGTCACAACAACGACAATTTATAAATTCTTTCATTGTCCCCTCCCATTTAAAAGATTAGTCAAAGTTTCTTTGGCGTGATTTTCCTGTCTTTGACTTGCTCTTTCAAATATTTCTATTTGTAAAATATCTAAATTGATACCATATCTTTGTTCGTATTCATCAACGATAAAATCTTTTGCCTCATCTTCATTTGCAAAATGCATTGTATCAATATTTGGATCGGCGTATTTGTTTTTTACACCATGTACGATTGCACAATATAAAGTCATTTTTGGTACTCCTGTGTAAGTTCATCTAATTCTTGTTGCGCCTCTTCTCTCGTTTGATAATAACCAAATGAAAGACGAGAATATGGCATTGGTATTTTGTACTCTTGATCTAAACACAATTCGCCAATATAAAAACCTGCAGCCGATTCAAGAACCATTGGTTCTGAAACAAGTTCTTCGACACCCCAAGACATTCTTGGGGTGTATTTAATATCGTAAATATTATTCATTGACTGCCTCCTGATCGAACACAACCTGTGAGATATGAAAGATTGGGTATTTTCTACCAGAAACAACTTCTGTAAGTTTGCCATTTGGCATTTCTTTGATCTCTGGTAAAGGTTTGGTCAATTTGGCAACTGCCTTTGTGCCTTTAAGAATAACACCACCAAGTTTAAATGCCTGATTGAAAGTCAAAAATCCACCTGTAAAACCAGTCTTTTTTAAGATTTCAACATTATTACCTTGATAATGTTTTTTTGTGTATTCGTTGTAGTACATGAAAACCTCCTGTTGGTTTTTTTTGTTCATTGTGTAAAAAATATATTGTTGTTCGTCTATGTCAATATTCTCTTAACAGTTTCTTAACATTTTTATTGATATTATTTTTCTTTATTTTCAATGGTTTTTCAAATATGTTCTAAAATGTCGAGTTTTCAAGAGCTTGACCCTCCTGTTGGGGTAGGTTTTCGCGTACCTACCCCACTTTTTTTGGTATCTATTTCTATCAAAATGATTAGAAATAATTAAACAGGAGTCGAATATGTCAAAAATGCCAAAAATGAACTTATGGATTGATGCATTTAATTCAGATACAAGTTTTTTAAGTGATGAAGAACTTGGT